GGGCAGGACTTGACCGAGTATTGGGTGGATGGAATAACGGTGATTTGATTGTGATGGCTGCAAGACCTGGACAAGGCAAAACGGCACTCGCTTTGTCGCTGATGTATGACTTCGCCAAGATTGGTGGAAAGGGTTTGTTCTTGTCGCTGGAGATGAGCAACGAGCAACTTGTCAAAAGATACTTGTCTTTAATCACAGACCTTGCCAATTGGAAGATTCGCAATGCAAACCTTCGTGAGTTTGAAGTTCAGCAATTAATTAATTCAGCCAACAATCAGACGGTGCAATTCTACATTGATGACGATCCGAATTGCAGTATTCAACAAATCAAATCCAAAGCGAAGATTCACAAAGCGAAACACGGACTTGAGTTGTTGGTGATTGATTACATCCAGTTAATCAAAGGAACAAAAACAAACCGGGAACAAGAGATTGCAGAAATTTCCCGAAACTTAAAATTGCTTTCTAAGGAACTAAACATCACCGTGATAGTGTTGGCTCAATTATCACGCAAATGTGAGGAGAGAGCGGACAAGAGACCTATGCTGAGTGATATCCGTGAGAGTGGTTCTATTGAGCAAGATGCGGATGTTGTGATGTTCCCATTCCGCCCGGCATACTATTCAGGTGAGAAGCTCCAACAAGAAGAAGCCGAATTGATTATCGCCAAGAATCGTCACGGGGAATGCTACACAATCAAAACGACATTCATCGGTGAACGCACAAAGTATGAAGAACGACTATGAGGAAGTATTGGACAACGGAAGAAGCTGAAGAATTACAACGGTTATACCCAACAACAATGGCAAATGATTTGGCGGTGCATTTTGGATGTACTGTAAAGCAGATTTACAATAAATCAAACAACATCGGTATCAAAAAAGACATTGAATTTTTACATCAATACTATCTTGAAAACTTCAAAGGACACCCAGCAACCCAATTCAAAAAAGGAGTGGCATCTTGGAACAAAGGCAAAAAAGGTTTGCAGATGGGTGGAGTTGAAACACAATTTAAGAAAGGACAAACACCACACAACACTAAGCCGATTGGATTCCGTTCACTTCGGGATGGATACCTGGTTGAAAGAATAGAAGTGGGATTTGAGTTTGTTCACAAGCTACTTTGGAAACAACATCACGGAGAAATACCACCAGGAATGTTTGTCGTGTTCAAAGACCGCAACAAGCAGAACATTTGTATTGAAAACTTAGAGGTCATTGACCGAGTGGAACACATCCGAAGAAACCATATCCAAAATTTACCACAAGAATTGAAAGAAGTAATTCACATCAAAAAACAAATAACAAGAAAAATAAACAGCTATGGCAAGAAATAAAATGACCGACCTACGAGATCACCTTTTTGAAGTATTGGAAAAATTAAGAGATGGTGACATTGACATTGAAACTGCACAAACGATGGCAGATGTTTCACAAGTCATTATCAACTCAGCAAAGATTGAGGTTGACTTCATCAAGGTAACTGGTAGTACATCAGATTCAGGATTCATCCAACTTGGAGAACACAATCAAAAATTGTTATGAACTACTACCAGGAGATCCACTTGCTAAAACAAGAAGTCAGACGGCTCAAAGGAGTAATCGCAGAACAAAATCAAAAACGCATTGACGAGGTCAAGAAACTAAAAGAAGAAATCATCAACCCAAGATGCAAGATCAACGAGATTGATGCTGAATGGACTGAAGCGATGCGAGTGGTTGCCATCATCTATGATGTCACACCTGATGCAATCATCGACAAGGTTCGCACTCAAAACATTATGGATGCTCGGCACTTGTTTTGCTATTTATGTAGAAAGCATTTGAAGATGACCTATCTTTCCATCGGCAAGATTCTTCACCGTGATCACTCAACCATCATCAACTCCGTGCAAGTGTACGATTCACTTATAGAATATGACCGAACAACCAACAAACTATATGTCGAATCTCTATCCTTATTGGGTTTGCATTTGCACGAAAGATCTAAGCTCGTCAATACATATTCTGCGGTCTGAGGATGAGATGTTGCGTGTAAAGAAAAAATACGAAAAGAATGGTTATATTTGTAGTATTGAAAAGAAAATGTGAATAAAGCGGAAATCATAGAGGAACTCTCAAAAGCGGAATGGCTGACGAAAGCCACGAAGAACATAGCCAAAGGAAACGAGTTGGCAAGGGAACTCTATCAATTTTACTTTCTGACCATATTGCAAAAACCTGATGAACAAATTGAGAAAATATACAACGACGGATACATCCAGTTTTGGACAATCCGTCTTTTGTACCTTTGTATCAACGGCAACCGGCATCCCTTTGGTGAATCTCGGATTTATGATCAATACGATGTCTATGACTTGCACTTGTCTGAAGAACCCGACCTTCTTTTGGAACGGGAAGAAGATGAAAGAATCGAACAAAAACGAATCAACAAAATAAATCAGGTAACTGAAGAAGCGTATTTCTATGAAAGGGAGTTATTCAAGTTATGGTGTTCGGGAATGTCAGCACGAGCAATCCACCGCCAAACGGATATTTCAGTCAGGGAGATTCTGCGAGTAATTAAATTAATGAAAGAAAGATGTACAACGAAATAATTGGAATTGCTTGTCTAAGCATCATCATCGTCAACTTCGGCAAACCAGCCGACCTACTGAAACGCTATCTCTACGGAAGCGACTACTCCAAATGGAAACGAATGAAACCACTTGATTGTGCTTTCTGCTTATCGTGGTGGTTGGGATTGTCTTTTTTTATATACACTTACGGATTTGTGGGTATCTTATACGCATCCATCGCAACCGTAATCGTTGCACTCCTTGAGACAAAAATATGATAGAATTCATCCAGTCACTTCGCCCGGCATACGAGATCTACAAAAAGACACTCGTGTTCCAATTAACGCCGGAGCAATCCGCACAACTTCAAAATGTACATCGTGAGATATTTGGTCGGAATCTTCCAAACTGTTCAACTTGTGTGATTGAATCCGTGTTCTCACTTTTAATTTGGGCAGACCAAAAAGCATTGGAGTTGGCACAACTTGCCGATGATGAGCAGAAACCCAAACGCAAACGGAGATGAAAGCAATCCTTGAATTCAACCTTGACGAAGAACGCCATCAGTTTGAAGATGCAGTTGACGGATGGAAATGGAAGTGCATCGTATCAGAACTTGACAACGAGTTGAGAACACGGACAAAGTACGCATCCGATGATACACCTGACGAAGTTGTGGATGCACTCATCAAAATGCGTGACTTCTTGCGTGAATCATTAAACGAGGAGGGATTGATACTTTGAAGAAACACACTCAAATCTATATGAATCACTTTGGATATGATATCAGCGATTATATTCCTTGCGAACTACCTAACTGCGGAAAGCGTTGTGTTGATGTCCACCACATCACGCCACGAAGTCAAGGAGGCAAAGATACCATCGACAACTTGATGGGTTTGTGTAGGGAATGTCATCACGAGGTACACTTTGGAACTAAGTTGAAGAACGATTATTTGAAAGAAGTGCATAATAACAAGCTGTGATAATTCTGTGATAAAATGGCAAACAACCCAAAAGCAATAGAGAACTTGAAACCCTTCACAAAAGGAGAGGATGATAGAAGATATTTGGAAGGCAGACCAAAGAAGCTCATAACCCAAATGAAGGAAATCGGATACACCAAAACTCAGGTGGAAGAAACGATGTTGTCTATGTTGTCGTTATCACGGAAAGAACTGGAGAAGATAGACCGAGGGGATGAGTACACAATAATGGAACGCACAATTGCCGGTGCATTGTTAAAAGGTCACGATAAAAACTCGCTCTTCAACTTGGAGATGTTGCTCACACGATCACAAGGCAAACCGAAAGAAACCATTGACCAAACAATCCAATCTAAAAACTTTACAATAACTTTGAATCTCGATGAAAAAAACTTGGAGAGGTGAGGACACATTCCCACCGTATGACGGAGAACTTAAAATCGTGGCAACCTTTGATGGCGAAATCAAACTTGCAAGGTTTATTGACGATATGTGGATTGACGAAAACACAATAGCTTGGATCAATGTGATGTACTGGATGCCCATCCCAATTTTACCAAACGAATGAAAGTAATCCAATCGGGACATCTTGGTGATTTAATCTATTCACTCACGGCAACCAAGCGAGTTGCAGAGTTGCACGGTGCAGTAGATTTTCACATCGGATTCCGTGAGCAGAATGGTGTTCCTGGTCATCCAAGCGGAGGATACTGTATGAACTTAAAATCGTACGAATACATTAAACCTTTGCTTGAGCATCAATCGTACATTAAAAGCGTTGAGATGCACTCACACCCCGATATCAAGTATAACTTTGATAAGTTCAGGAATCACGGATTGAATCTCGGTGCTGGTGATTTAAGGCGGAATCACTTTCTTGTGTACCCCGAATTGATGTCCGACCTTCACAAACCTTGCATTGAAGCAACTGAACCTATCCCATACTTTGCGGACAAGATACTTTTGAACTTCACATCTCGGTATCGCAATTACGACATCAACTATTTCCCACTCAAGGAACACAAGTGCGTTTTCTTTGGATACGAAGATGAGTACATTGCATTCACCGATAGATGGCGGTTAGATTGTGAACTATTGAAATGTCAAGATGCTTTGATGTTGGCAACTATTATCGGCAGTTCAAAGGCATTCATCGGAAATCAATCAAGCACATACGCAATCGCAGAACAAATGAAAGTTAAACG